GATTGGTACAGGTGGTGTGCTGTACGTGGACGACATCATCGAGGACTTGGAAGAGAGTTTGAATCCACTGCGTTTGCAAGCCAAGTACGATGCGTATTTGAACCAACTGAAAGACCGCAAAAAGTTAGGTGCGTTGGAACTGATGGTTGGTACTCGTTGGAATGTTGCCGATCCACTAGGAAGAATTGAAGAACAGTACCGAGATAACGAACGATATCGATTTAGGGTTATTCCGGCACTGGATGAAAACGGTGAAAGCAACTTTAACTACAAGTACGGTTTGGGATTTGATACCGACTACTACCGTGATATGAAAGCCAGCATTGATGATGCTACGTGGACAGCCAAGTACATGGGTAATCCCTACGTGCGAGAAGGGTTGCTGTTCCCTGCTGATGAGCTGCGTTATTACAACGGTGTACTGCCCGATGGCGAACCAGATAGAGTGATGGCAGTTGTTGATACTGCGTGGGGTGGTGGAGATAGTTTATCCATGCCGATAGCCTATGTGTACGGCGATGAGGTGTATGTGGATGACGTTGTCTTCAACAACGGCGATAAAACGGTAACAAGGCCATTGGTAATTGGCAAACTGAAACATCATCATCCACACATGGTGCGTTGGGAAAGCAACAACGGTGGCGATGAGTACGGTGGCATCGTGGATGAAGCGTTGCGCCAGGATGGTATTCGCATCAACATGAGCTACCAAAAGGCACCGACCACACAAAGCAAGTTGAGCAGGATTATCCAGTTTGCACCGGATGTCAAAAAGTTCTATTTCCGTGATGACAAGAGCCGTAGCAGTGAGTACGAAAAGTTCATGCGAGAGTTGACGTTGTTTACTGTGAGTGGCAAAAACCTCCACGATGATGCTCCCGACAGTTTGGCCATGCTCACCGATTTCATCACCGGCGGCATCAAGATGGTTACCGTAGCGAAAAGACCGTTTTAATAAGTATTGACTTTTATACCATTATATGGTATAATGCCCCCGAATACGCCGCCGGGCATAAACGGGAAGGTATACATCATGAAAAACAAGGTATGCATTATTCTCATATTAGCAATTTTGGCTATTGCCTGTATTCTTTGTGGATGTTCTCATACTCACGAATTTGGGCAATGGACAGTTGTTAAGCAAGCAACTTGCACCTTGGCTGGACAACAGGAAAGATTTTGTTCATGTGGAGAAGTGGAAGTTAGAGATATCCCCGCCACAGGCCACTCCTTTGGAGAGTGGATGTTGGTAGAGGAATCAACCTGCACCGAAGCTGGTCAACAAGAAAGATTTTGCTCTTGTGGAGAAAAGCAAACCACAACAATCGCTGCCACTGGCCATTCGTTTGACGAGTGGACAGTAATTAAGGAGGCAACTTGTACTGAAGCTGGTCTAGAACAAAGAGACTGTGCTTGTGGAGAACGGGAAACAAGAGACATACTCTCCACAGGACACACAAATGGTATATGGACAACCGATAAGGAAGCAACTTGTACCGTAGACGGTAGCAAGCAGCTGGTTTGTGCTATATGTGAAGAAACAATAAAAACCGAATCTATTAAAGCCACAGGGCATAGTTATGCATCAGTTGTAACAGAACCAACCTGTACTGAACAAGGCTACACAACGCACACTTGTAGCAACTGCAATGATAGTTATGTAGATGCATATGTAGATGCACTTGGCCACGATGAAGTTAAACACAGTGCCAAATCTGCAAGTTGTACTCAAATCGGTTGGGTTGAGTATGTAACATGCTCTCGCTGCAATTATTCTACATACCAAGAAATCCCTGCAATAGGTCACAACTACGAGTCTGTTATAACTGAACCAACTTGTACAAAGCAAGGTTACACAATACACACTTGTGGTAATTGTGGTGATAGTTATATATACACATATATTAATGCAACAGGTCACAATTATACAGATTGGACAATACTGAAGGATGCAACTTGTACAGAATTTGGTCAAGAAGAAAGAAGTTGTGCATGTGGAGAAAAAGAAACAAGAGATATTGAAATTAAAGACCACACTTATGAAAACAAAGTGTGCATAGTTTGTGGCGAACTAGAACCTTCAATTGGATTAGAATTTTGTCTTTCCTATGATGAAGCAGAGTATTATGTTATAGGAATAGGAACTTGCACTGATACTGATATAGTAATACCAGCGACATACAATGGAAAGCCTGTCACATGTATATATACCGGTAATAATTTAAAAGCATTTGAGGCGTTCAAAAATTGCACTAGCCTAAAAAGCATCTCAATACCAGATACCATAACAACTATAGATGATTATGCATTTAATAACTGTACTAATCTAAGCAGCGTATTATTTGGTGAAGATAGTCAGTTAACAAACATTGGTGATAATGCGTTTAATTATTGTGCTCGTCTAACCGACATTACCATTCCAAAAAGTGTAACAAATATCGGCAATAATGCATTTGAAGATTGTATTAGACTGTCAAGCATAGAAATCCCAAGCAGTGTAGAAAGTATAGGTTTTTATGCTTTCTCTGGTTGTATCAGCCTAACAACTGTAGTCTTCGAACAAGGCAGTAAATTAACAGCTGTAGAGTCTGCTACATTCAGTGGTTGCACTAGTCTAACCAGCATCACAATTCCTAGTAATGTAACAAGCATATATAGTGGTGCGTTCTCTAATTGCACAAACTTAACAAACATTACAATTCCAGAAAGAGTAACAAGTATAGGTTCTTCTGCGTTCTCTGGTTGCACTGGACTAACAAGTATTACTATACCAGACAGTGTAACAAAGATATACGAAGAAGCGTTTAAAAATTGCACTGGACTAACAAGTGTAATCTTTGAAGGCGACAATTGTTGGTATGTTGTTTTCACTAAGGGACCAACAAGCAACAGATTTTTGAATTTGTCTGATGCATCACAAAATGTGGTTTATTTAACAAGCCTATTTTGTTCTTACTATGAATGGTGCGCTGACCTTGCAGGACACTTCGAAGGTGAATGGATAACAGACCTTGAGCCAACATGTATAACGGAAGGTAGCAAGCATCAAGTATGCGCCAATTGCGGAACAACAATAAAGACGGAATCTATTGAAACAACAGATCACAGTTATGTTGATTCAGTGATTGAACCAACTTGTACCGAACAAGGTTACACAACACATACTTGTAGTTACTGCAATGATAGTTATGTGGATTCATATGTTGATGCACGTGGACACTATGTAGTTAATTATCTTGCCAAATCTGCAACATGCACAGAGATTGGTTGGGATGAGTATGTGATTTGTTGTAATTGTGATTACACAACTTACAAGGAAATCCCAGCAACAGGGCATTCTGGTACTTGGACCGTTGCAAAAGAAGCAACTTGCATCGAAAAAGGTCAAGAGGAAAGAACATGCGTATGTGGAGAAAAGGAAACAAGAGAGATTGAAATAGCAGATCATACTTACGAAAATAAAGTTTGTACGACTTGTGGTTATCTAAAACCTTCGAGTCTCTCCTATCGTGGAGAATATGGAACATGTTACTATGTTGTAGGAATTGGCGGTTGTAGAGATACTGATATTGTAATTCCAACAACAGTCAATGGAAAACCTGTAATAGGAATAGCTGATTATGCGTTCGAGGATTGCACAAGCATAACAAGTATCATAATCCAAAGCAGTGTAATTAGTATAGGTGATAACGCCTTCAGTGGTTGTTCTAGTCTACCCAGTATCATAATTCCAGAAAGTGTGACAAGTATAGGTGATAACGCATTTGAGAATTGCACAAACTTAATAAATATCACAATTCCAAGCAGTGTAACAAGTATAGGTAGTTATGCATTTAAGGAGTGCACAAGTTTAACAAGTGTAACATTTGAAGAAGGAAGCAAGTTAACAGGTATAGGTTATGAGGTCTTCTCTGGTTGCACTAGTCTAACAAGCATAACGATCCCAAGCAGTGTAACAAGCATAGGTAGTTATGCGTTTAAGGAGTGTACAAGTTTAGTAAGTATTACAATTCCAGGTAGTGTAAAAAGTATAGGTAATAAAGCGTTCGTTGATTGCACCAGTCTAACCAGAATTACAATCCCAAGTAGTGTAACAAGTATAGGATATGGTGCGTTCTCTGGTTGTGATATACTGACAAGCGTAACCTTTGAAGGTAAAAACTGTTGGTATGTTGCGCGAGAACAAGATCCTCCAAACGGAACATTTTTGAATTTGTCTGATGCATCACAAAATGCAACTTATTTAACGAGCAAGTATGCATCTTATGAATGTTACTGGTATGCCGCGCCAACAGGCCACAGCTATGCTTCATTTGGAACTGCACCAACTTGCACGGTCCAAGGCTACACAACATATATATGCGTCAAATGCAACGATAGTTATGTAGATACATATATTGATGCACTTGGACACGCTGAAGTTTCTCACAATGCACAAGCTCCAACCTGTGCAGAAGTTGGTTGGGATGCATACGTAACATGTTCTCGTTGCGATTACACAACTTATGCAGAAAAAGCCGCACTTGGTCACAATGTAATTAACCACGCTGCACAAGCTCCAACATGTACAGAAAAAGGTTGGGATGCATACGAATACTGCACACGTTGTGACTACTCTACCTATCAAGAAATTCCAGCAACAGGTCACAGTCATGAATCAGTAGTAACAGCTCCAACATGCACCGAACGAGGTTACACAACACATACATGTCATTGTGCTGATACATATATTGACACCTATGTTGATGCAATAGGTCACAGTTATGATGAAGTTGTGACAGTCCCAATCTGCACCGAACAAGGATACACAATACATACTTGCAGCAATTGCAGTGATAGTTATGTGGATACATATGTTGATGCTACAGGTCACAATTTCCAAGAGTCCGAAACTTGTGCGTACTGTAAACAAAGTATCGCTGATGTGGCAGTAGAGAGTTACAACATGTCCGCAACAGCAGACGATAATGTAAAAGGTTATGTAGTTGCTCGTGCAGATGGGATGTACGATACATACATTAAAGGCACAGGAGCAATGAAGGACTATTCCGATAGCCCATTCTATGTTGATAGTTATACAATTATTAATGCTTTTGTAAACAATGGCGTAATGTCAATTGGTTCTAATGTTTTCTCCTTCTGTTCTAGTTTGACTAGCATTGTAATCCCCGACAGTGTAATATCAATTGGTGATCGTTCGTTCTCATATTGTTTAGGTTTGAACAGTATATCTAGCATTACAATTCCAGATAGTGTTACAAATATAGGTATTTATGCTTTTTACAATACAGGATATTATAAAAATGCAGACAATTGGCAAAACAAGGTGCTTTACATCGGCAACTACTTGATTGAAGTAAAGGATACGCTTGAAGAATGTGCAATTAAAGATGGAACCACTGTCATTGCAGATAATGCGTTTGATGATTGCAGTAGTTTAACAAGCATCACAATTCCTTATGGTGTAACTTCCATTGGTTCTTCTGCGTTTGATGATTGCAGTAGATTGATAAGTATTACCATCCCCGATAGCGTAACAACAATTGATGATTGGGCGTTCCGTGATTGCAGTAGTCTTACAAGCATCACCATCCCAGACAGCGTAATATCTATTGGTAATTATGCGTTCTACAATTGCAGTGGTTTGACAAGTATCGTTATTCCCGATAGTGTAACTTCCATTGGTTCTTCTGCGTTCAAGGATTGCAGTAGTCTAACTAGTGTAACTTTTGAAGGAGAAAATTGTTGGTATTATACTTGGACGCAGGGTGAAACAAGCGGAACATATTTGAATTTGACCGATGTATCATTAAATGCGGAGTATTTAACCCTTAATTCAGTTTATTTGTACATTAACCCCATAGGTCACAATGAAGCTGAAGCAGTAATTGAAAACAATATCGATGCATCATGCACAGAAAATGGTTCCTACGATACGGTTGTATATTGTTCAAATTGCAAAACAGAACTCAGCAGAGAAACAAAAGTCGTTGTCGCAACAGGTCACAGCTTTGGCGACTGGTCAGTGTCCGAAGAAGCGACTTGTGAGGAAGAAGGTCAAGAAAAAAGAAGTTGTACATGCGGAGCGATAGAAACGAGAGTTATTGAAGCCAATGGCCATACTTATGTAAATAAAGTTTGTTCTGTTTGTGGTGGTGCTTATTATTCACAAGGCATGGAATATATGCTTTTAGGAACATCCTTCGCGGTTTCGGATATTGGTACTTGTAGTGATTCAAACATAGTAATTCCATCAACGTATAAAGGAAAACCGGTGACAAGTATAGGTTCGAGTGCGTTCCTAAGATGTAAAAACTTAACTAGAGTAACAATCCCATCTAGTGTAACGAATATAGGTGGATTTGCGTTCTATGAATGTGAAGAACTTACAAATATAACGATTCCATCTAGTGTAACAAGTATAGGTGATTATGCATTCTATGGTTGCAACAGTTTCACCGACATCACAATCCCAAGCAACGTAACAAGTATAGGCCTGGATGCTTTTTTGTCTTGTACTAACTTGACAAGTGTAATTTTTGAAGGTGAAAATTGCTGGTATGTTACTGGCACAGAAGGTGCAACCAGCGGAACCTTTTTGAACCTATCCTATTTTGAACAAAATGCAACATATTTAGTAGACACTTATTCGGAAAGGTATTGGTACACATCTTCTACAGGTCACTACAGTTACAATTCGGTTGTGACTGCACCAACCTGCACGGTGCAAGGGTATACAAGGCACACTTGTGCTAGATGTGGCGATTATTATTCTGATACATATGTAAATGCGCTTGGTCACGATGAAGTTGAACACGCTGAGCAAGCTCCTACCTGCACGGAAAATGGTTGGGATGCCTATGTAACTTGTTCACGCTGTGATTATTCCACTTACAAGGAAATTCCTGCCAGACATACATATAGCGATTGGACAGTTGTTCAACAAGCAACTTGTACTGAACTTGGTCAAGAAGAACGAGTATGCGAATGTGGAGAAAAGGAAACAAGGTGGATCGAAACCAAGGAGCACACATATGAAAACAATGTGTGTACAGTTTGTGGAAATTTAGAGGGTTCATATGGCCTTAATCTAACAAATCATGATACTTACTACATCGTTTCTGGTATTGGAACTTGTACAGAGACAGATATTGTTATTCCAGCAACCCACGAAGGAAAACCAGTTACTAGCATACGCAGTTTTGCCTTTTACAATTGCACTAACTTAACAAGCATAATCATTTCTAATACCGTCACAAGCATAGATACTTATGCATTCTCCAATTGCACAAATCTAACAAGTGTCACGATACCAAGTGGCTTGACAAGTATAGATACTTATGCGTTTTATAATTGCACTGGTCTAACAAACATTACAATTCCTAATGGAGTAACAAGTATAGGCGAAGCTGCATTCCGTGGCTGCACCAACTTGGTAAGTATCACACTTCCAGCTGGAGTGACAGATATAGGTGTTGATACATTCGCTTATTGCAAGAGTCTAACAAATATCACAATTCCAGATGGTGTAACAAGTATAGGTTCTGGTGCGTTCTATTCCTGCACTAGTCTCGAAAATATCGCCATGCCAGACAGTGTAACTACAATAAGCCATAATGCATTCGGGTCTTGCACAAGCCTTAAAACGATAACATTTGGTACAGGAAGTCAATTGACAAATATAGGTAATTATGCATTTGACGGCTGCACGAGTCTAGCTAGTATCACAATTCCATCAAGTGTAACGAGTATAGATATTTACGCTTTCCGTGATTGCACTAACCTAACAACTGTAACTTTTGGCGAAGGTATTAAATTAGCAGTTATAAGCGATTACACATTCTATAACTGTACCAACTTAAAAAGTATCACAATACCTGAAAGCGTAACAAGTATAGGTTATCAAGCGTTTTATGGTTGCAGAGGTTTAGAGGACGTATTTTTTGAGGACACAGAGGGTTGGTATGTCACCTTAACACAAGGTGGAACAATTAACACTTCGTTCTCTAACTTGGCAGATCCAGTAACAAACAGGGGTTACTTGCATACTACCTATCGCAACTATTATTGGTACAAAAAATAACTAATTACAGGATCTAACCCAAATGATAATTACCTTTTGTGGGCATTCCACCTATTCGGGGAGTGCAAACGATGAAGAAAAACTTATAAAGCTATTTGATGAAATATCCAACGGAGAGGACATCACCTTTTACTTTGGTGGATACGGTGGCTTTGATGCGTTTTGCAAGGATTGTGCAAAGAAATACAAACTTTCGCACCCCAACACAAAATTGCTTTTCATAACGCCGTATCTGGGCAAATGGCTTGACAACAGAAAGGAACAATTGCAAATCGAGTACGATGAAATAGTCTATCCCGAAATTGAAAGTGTTCCCCCAAAGTTTGCTATATCCAAGCGTAACGAATGGATGGTGCAACAGGCCGATTATGTAATAGGCTATGTAAAAACACATTTCGGTGGTGCATACAACACTCTGCTTTATGCCCACAAACACAACAAACCCTACACAAACATATACCAAGGTAATTACAAATTGTACTAAAAAAAGCCACTCATCACGAGTGGCTCTTTTATTTTGTTGAAATATTAGATGTGTTCCTCAATGGGTTCCCAATGTTCATCAGACATGTCTAAAACAAATTCTGTATTGTTAATATACAAATGATTATCCAAATCTCGAACGAATCCCCATTTTAAGTTATACTTTTGAGCATATTCTTTGAAAGCGATAAATTTGTTTGCAATTTGAATATCAATATTTTTGCTTTGCCCATGAGCTTCGCCGCCTTTAGTTTCAATAACCCAAACAGAACCGTCTTTCATCTTTACTATATAGTCTGGATAAAACAGCCACTGCTTTTGGAATCCATCAAGATAAACTATAGAAAAATATTGTTGTCCGGTATCTCCGTTTTTATAAACCCAATCTATATTGGGATTTTTTTCACAATATTGTTCAAAAAGTTGTTCAGAAAAACTACGCACAAGGCTGGTGTTGAATCCTGATGTATATTCTTTATAAGCGTTACTTAAGTATTCTATTTCACGCTTTACACTGGGATCATATCTGAAGAAATCTTGTTCGGGAATTCTAAATGTTGCCGTCTTGTGGCCGAGAACAAGTGCGTTTTGTCTTGGCATGTTTGCTGTAACTTCTACAAAATCGGATTTTATGAGTTTAACATTGTTGATGATAAATGCGTAAAACTCTTTCGTATTAAGAGTCAAAATCTTTTTTGTGAGATTAATACTTTTTCTAAACAATCGTTCCAGAATAGCCTTTAATTTAGTTGAAGCTAGAGGAACAGCACGCTTAATTTCGTCAATACTGTGCAATAGATAAATACCATGATTATGCGTTTCAACCTTTCGATAAGCAGTTATATGAGTAGCGGTATCTTCTCCAGTAGCTTCTGTGCGAACGTATTGACCTTGCAAAATTTGCGAAACAAGGGAATCTCCAAAAATATATCCCGAATTCTCTAAAATACGTTGATTTTGTTTTTTATCATTACTCAAACCATATTTCTTAATGTAGTGGTCATAGATCAAGTTGAGAACTTCTCGCTCTCCGACCATACTAATATCCTTATCTCGAAATTCTTTTACTAGAGTAAATGTTTTGCATTTCTCTTTCAAAAATAAGCGTCTTGTTTCGTAAGCTGTGTCTACTTTTGAAAGAAGACCACTTTTCCATTTCTCATCAATGGTGTAAACAAAACAAAAATCAAGCAAATCGTCTTCGTAATGAACAGCTTCCGGCATTCTTCTTATACGACCAATTGTCTGAATTTCAAATTGTTCGCCCATTCCTTCACGAAGCTTCACAAGAATTTTCGCCCTTGGACAGTCCCAACCAGTACTAATAGCTTGTTTCATCAAAAGAAATACCGGCTGTCCGTCGTTTTCTGTAAGGTTATCGGGCAAATCTTTCTTATCCTCACTCATCCACTTACTTACCATACCATTATCGTAAGTGTATCCCATAGAAGATAGTTTTTGTTCGACAGCTTCAATTGTTTCTGGCTGTGCATTGGGAAATTGTATTAATACAAGTGGTCTAATTCTCTTTCCTAGCTTTTCATAACCTTTTGCAATTTGTTTGCGCTTTTGATCAGCTAGTTCCAAGAAAAGATCATAATCATTTGATATTTCTACACCAGCAGAAATGCCTTCGTTTACGTAAATAGCTTTAGTAATTAAACCAGCATTGATTACTTCTAATTCATCAATTTCGTAATACTCATATCTATTATTCTGAGTTGCCGTAGCACTCATGCGGATGATGTGTTTAGCGGATATGGCATCAATAATCGCTTGGGCTTTGGTTGTATTATTGGAATGTTCTTCATCAATAATGATAATAAATTGAATTTCATTGCGATGAGCTTCAGCAATACGGTCATAAAGATTTTTCCTTTCCCCATCCGTAATCGCTTTGTTGCCTGTCTTTGTAACAAGCTCCCAGTTGATGAAAGTGGTGCTGCCTTCAGTAAATCCAGTTACCAAAGCATCTGCTAATGTTTGAGCATTTCTTGTAGGAGCCAACTTAACCATTTTCTTTCTGCTTTGTTCTTCCAAATCCCCTTTTCCAGGACAAAGCCAAACAAATGCGGTTTTTCCATTGATTTTGCTTAAATACTCATCAATGTAATTAATGAGGATAATCGTTTTGCCGGAGCCTGTAGGAGATTTAACCGTGACAACTTGCTTTTTGTTATCAGCTGTCAAATCAATCAGATTTAGCACAGCACGTTCTTGAAAATCAAACAAAGTAATATTTACATTTTCGCCTACCATGTTTCGCCGACCTCCTTCATTTCGATGTCAAAGTAATAATCTGGAATTGTGTGTAACTCTACTGTATTGAATAGTTTGTTTTGATTAGTAGTTAATAGAACGTTTCTTGAGATGTAAATGTGTTGAATAAGGGGATGATCGTGCCATGTTGCTTCTAATTCGTCTGCTTCATCTTCGCTTAAAATCATCAAGTATTTCTTGCCATCGATATCGATCGCATGCTCCAGTTCAATCATTTCTTTGACATGTTCCATGAGCGATTCGGTCAATGTGGTTTCTTCTGGAACCCTTGGAACCCAATCGCATTTCATAAATTTTATGTTGCAAGTAAATCCTTGAGACATTGGTAGAACTTGGCCGTTTGTATCCGTTGATAAATATTGACCTCTTAACGGATTGCCATTAACATCTACACCTTCGATTGAACATACGGTACGCGGATAAGTTACATATTTGGCGATGCCTAATGCCTCCCATTCTGGATCCCCTTTATTGTAGCCCTCCGCCTTGAGCCTATTTTCTTCTATTGCGGATATCTCGTTGTTTGTAACCATGATGCATCTACGAGTACCGCCATCTTCAGCATTCAACAAATTAACCGCGTGTTGCGTTGTGCCAGAACCCGCGAAGAAGTCAAGGATAATCGCATCCTTCTTTTGCAGGCACGCTGCCAAGCATTCTTTTACCAGATACAGAGATTTAGGGAATGTAAATCTGTTTCCTATTATTTTTGCGATCAGCTGTGTTCCCGAATTGTTCGCAGAAAACGAAGGAGAACTCCAAACTGTCTTGCGGGTAAAGTATTTTTTCTTTCGTTGTATATTGATCACTCCACGAATGTCAACAGGATATAATTCTTCTATGATTTCACCGACAGTGTCATAAGCAAATCTCCATCTTCTTTCTACACCTTTAACATCTATTGGCCATACCCACATTTCATGTCCACGGATTTCGTTAGCAGAAGAAGGGTGGAAATCATCGTCTGGCACATCACCAGTGCGAACAACTGTATTGGTTTCTAAATCGACGATAATTGGATAGAAGCAATTAGGCGATCCCTGTCTTTTAGAGTTTTCCTTACCCCAGTCTCTAAACGGAGTAAGCTCATCGTTATCATTACGCTTTTCTTTTTTTATGTAGTAACTTCGTCTAGGATAAATGAAGTAAGCGTATTCATGGCAGTATGAAAAATTTGCTCCTTGTATACCGCCGGGATTATGTATAACCGCGATGCAATCAATTGTGTGTGAAGGAAATAACTCATGAATTAAAAGCCCAAGAGTTTGCTGTTCGTTTTCATCAATAGCGATTATCATAGCACCATCTGGACTCAACAGATTTTTTGCGATTTTAAGACGCTTTTCCATCATTGACAGCCATTTGCTATGACGGAAGTCATCTGTATCTACCACGAAACGGTTGTTATATTTCCAGTCTTTTGCGCCAGTATTATATGGAGGATCGATATAGATGCAATCTATTTTTCCCTTGTGTGTCTTTTCTAATAAATATAAAGCCTGCAGATTATCTCCCTCAATAATAAAATTCCAGGGGAGTGACGCGTCCTTACACAAGCGACGTTCTGGATCTGCAATTAGCACAGGAATTTCTCTTAAAAGTCTCTCATCAACTTCCTCAGAATGTTCTTCGAATACCAATCCATATCTTTTTTCTGTTAATGCATTTTGCAACTCGTTAAACAGAATGAGGGATTCATCATCTGTGTGGAGGTCTTTTAGTTGTTCAATATAAGAGAGCAACTTGTCACGTTTGATTTTCGATAAATTTGCCATTGTTCGTATTCTCCTGGAGCAATTCATGTTTCGACATTGTTCGACAACATCAAAACATCCTACATTATAGCAAATATTTCCAATTATTTCAAGCGGTAATATTATTTTGAAATATTTTTTGTTTTATATATCAATATTGACTATACTACAAAAATATGGTATAATATGTCAAATTTTGTCGACAATCATAAGGAGAAAACAAAAATGGGATTGTTTAAAAGAAAGCCGAAGTTTATAGCAGCGGTATGTCCACAATGTGGTGGCAACCTTGAAATGGATGCACAATTGCAAACTGCATATTGTACAAAATGTGGAGCGCATTGCTTGATGGAAGATGTTCAAATTCGCAAACCAAAGAAGGAAACTCCACTGCAAACGGTTGTTGGTTTTATTGAAAGGCAATCCGACCTTAACAGAAAGGATAGGGCTGCACGACAACAACAGCGTGAAGAAGAACGAATTGCAAAACTCAAGCAAAAACAAGAAGAAAAAGAGGCAAACGATAAGAAAACCAGAACACTCTTGTGGATTTGTGGCGTATTTTTTGTTGTGTTACTGATCTTTTCAACAATAATGGCAACATTAGAGTAAAAAGTTAATCAGCAAGAACTGTTAGAAGGTACGTTAACAAAGATTTTTGTAACTGAAGTAAGGGGGAATATATGAAAGATACTACAATTGAAACAACGACAACGGAATTGCCACAACAAACACAAAAAGGATTAGAAAAAATTAAGCAAGGAATCTTAAAGGCTATAGACGAAAATGGTAATGGGGAAATTGACCTTGAAGATGTCATCATAAAAGGGTTAAGAGTTCCAGGCATTAGAATTAAACGTGAAGATTTCTTACGTAAAGCACTTATGAAACACTATCCCCAAGAGGTTATTGATGTTGCTGTTGAACAATCTCCAATGAAAGCAAAAATTCCGCTTGCAGAGATTGACAAAATTGCAGATGAGGTAATTAAGTTTGAACGAAACTGTGTTTCCGGTATATCTGCTGCGCTAAGTATTCCCGGTGGCGTGGCTATGGTTGCGACAATCCCTGCCGATATTGCTCAGTACTATGGTTATTTGTTGCGTGCCACCCAAAAACTTCTTTATTTGTATGGTTTTCCGGAAATTGATACAGGCGAACAGGGTAGCAAGTTTGATGATGGCACAATGAACACATTGATGGTTTGCTTTGCTGTTATGTATGGTGCTGTAGGTGCAAATAATGCATTAAAACAAATTGCAACTGCCTTGAGTAAAGGAATCGAAAAACAGCTATTAAAAAAAGCTCTTACAAAGGGTACGGTATATCCTATAGTTAAAAATGTTGCAACAAAATGGTTTGGAACTAAAATGAATAAACAAATCTTTGCCGGATTCTTCAGAAAGTCAATCCCAGTTGTTGGTGGTGTTATTGGAGGAGCGGTCACTTACTTTTCTTTCAAACCATGCTGTGATAAACTAAAGAAATCACTACAAGATACAATTTTAAGTAATCCACATTACAAACCCACACTTGAAGATGATGTAATTATCATTGAATGCGAACAAGCAGAACAAACAACTGATATTGACATAACGGTTTTGTAAGCAATAGTATGTGAACAAGAAGGTATAGCAATATGAAAAAACAAACTTTAACTATTAGGATAATGAAACCAGTATTGTTAGTTCTTGCCGTCATTATGGTTATGTGTTCTTTTCCAATTACAGCATTTGCCTCTAATGGAGGTGTAGAAGTTTTGGGGAAAGTGTATGAATTTGATAAAGATAGTAATTACGAGTTTGATGGCATTGTAATTTGGCAAAATCCAGATGGCTCTGTGTATCAGGTATCCCCTCACTCAAAAGCAAATAAAATAGCCAATTCACTTGTAGAGTATATTATCAATTAATTGAATAAGCATAGTGAGTAAAAAGCTGAGATTAATCAATCCCGGCTTTTTTCATGCCCTTTTCTTTGTAAAATATCTTTATATTTACAAATATTACTATTGTAATATAATTTAAGTGTAAAAAGGGTGGTGAATTTCATTGAGCTATGGGCGAAGAAAGATATATACAAACGAAGAAGTTGTAACGGTAGATAACATTAGGGATGTTCTGCGCAAGGCATATTTTGAACATCAAATGAACCGTGGCAACATCACAAAGCTGTGGGATTATTACCGTGGTAAAACGGCAATTCTGCACAAAACCAAGGAAGTGCGTGAAAGCATAAACCACAAGGTGTGTGAAAACAGAGCCTACGAGATTGTTAACTTTCACAAGGGCTACACCTTTGGCGAACCTATACAGTATATTCGGAGAGAAAACACACAGTATGCCGAAACAGCAGATGATGAGTTGGCAAGTGCTATCAACACGTTGAACGGATACATGGCAGATGCCGGCAAAGCTGCATGCGACAACAAGCTAGCAGAGTGGCTGTATGTGTGTGGTACAAGTTATCGTTTGACCTTGCCAAACAAAAAGTGGTCAAAGGACGGCGATGAACCTCCCTTCAATGTTTATTCACTAGATCCACGCAACACCTTTGTTGTTTACCATGCAGGTGTAGCGCATAACCCTGTAATGGCAGTAAGTTATGTTACAAAAGATGACAGTTCCATTGTTTACAGCATATATACAGAAAACGAATATTTTGAACTAACCGACCAGGAAACAATTATCAAGCACGAACCACACAGTCTTGGTGCAATACCTATCATTGAGTATCCTGCAGACAATGCGTGTTTGGGAGTGTTTGAACCAGTAATAACCTTGCTAGATGCATTAGACGAGTTGCAATCCAACCGTATGGACGACATCGAGCAGATTGTAAACAGTTTCTTGGCCATATTCGGTGCAGAACTAGATGAAGAAACATACAAGAAACTAAACGATTGGAAAACACTTTGTATGCCGGCTGGCACTGATGCAAAATATCTATCGGCTAGTCTAAACCAGGCAGAAGTGCAAACACTCAAGACAGACATCCTACAAGCCATTGTGGAAATCTGCTCCATGCCTAATCGTAATGGTGGCAGTTCAACTAGTGATACAGGAACAGCAGTGCATCTGCGTGACGGTTGGGCAGCAGCAGAAACCAAAGCCAAGGCAACGGAACTGACATTCAAGGAATCGGAAAAGATGTTCCTTAAGTTGGTGCTTCGTATCTTGCGTGACACGGTGGGAACAAAACTGCGTTTGACAGACATTGAACCACACTTTACACGTAGAAACTACGAAAACATTGCAGCAAAGAGCCAAGTACTCATTGCAATGCTTAACAATCCTAAGATTCATCCGGAGCTTGCTTTTGCTCACTGTGGTATGTTTGCAGATAGCGAGAGTGCCTACCTGCAAAGCAAGGCCTGGTGGGAAGAACAGGAACGCAAGGAACAAGAAGAGATGCAAAACTATGCTAATTCGTTAGCACATGAGGATGTACATGAGTAATCCATACAAACTTGCAGATAAGGTTATGGCCTATCTGATCAAGCGATACATCAAGTTGTTCAACAAGGTGCGTGGGTTGGCTTTTGATGAGATGAACGTTATCTCGGTATCACACGAGATTTACGATACAGCATTCATTGAAACCAAACGAGAGATGGCAAGGCTTTCTAAAAAGGTATATGACAAGTACAGCGAATCAGAAGAACAATTTGATAGCGACAGCTTTGTGCTAGCACTCATGCTTGCCTACGATCCTACAACTAAATATATCTACCAAAACGAAGTGGATAGAAAGCGTTCCAGATTTGTAGAAGGGGTGCTATCAAGCGATTTCCCCCTTGAAGAAGTTAAAACATCACAACGGCTGTGGATAGCCATGAACAAGGTATTTGCAGATGAAGTGACATTCCAAACAATGATACAAGCATACAAAGATAGCGGTGTAAAAAGGGTTAGATGGGTTACGTCGCCGGATGAAAGGCGGTGTAGCGTATGCGGAGCAATGCATGGCAAAGTGTACCACATAGACCATGTGCCGTCTAAACCACACCGTAATTGTAGGTGCTGGGTGGAGGTGGTCGATTGATTGTACTAGAAGAGGTACGATGTCCTAAGTGTAAAAAGAAACTACTAAACCTAAGTGGACAGGCAGAGGTGTTGTGTCCTAGATGCAAAACACTAATATATTTTGATACAGCAAAACGAAAAATTGTAGTTTTGCAAGAGCGCCAAAAATAGAGCGCCAGTTATTCGGTAAATCCGAACTACTGGTGCTTTTTTTTATTACCGTTAGAGAAAACGAAAATCACGACACTTCGGAGATGAAGTATAAAAGCGCAAATTATTATCGGAGAGAACCGTACAAACGCAAAGGAGATTGACTATGAAACATAACATTGAAGGCTATGAAAACATGACCACGGAAGAAAAACTCAAGGCACTTGAAGAATACGAACCAGATATGAGTGGGTTTGTATCCAAGTCCGTTTTTGATAAAACAGCAAGCGAAGCTGCATCTTACAAAAAGCAACTACGAGATAAGCAAACAGATGAAGAAGCACGCATTGCCAAAGAAGCAGAAGAACGTGAAGAACTGCTTGCTAGACTACAGGAACTTGAACGTGAAAAGCAAGTAAGCAATCTAACAAACAAGTATCTTGCTCTTGGTTTTGACAATGATCTAGCTTCAAAGACAGCTTCGCTGCACGCAAGTGGTGAGTTTGACAAGGTGTTTGCAAATATCAAGGCGTTGCTAGAAAACCGTGAGAAAGCAATAAGAGCCGAAATGTTGAAAGGCACACCAGAACCGCAAGTAGGGAATGGTGAAAGCTCAATGACTTTAGAAACTCTACAAAGGATGAGTCCAGCAGAAAGACTACAGTTTTCAGTGGAACATCCGGATGAATACAGACAATTATATGGAGGTAACAAATAATGGCTCATACAATTTATGATAATTTCTATCTATCCAACGAGGTAGAAGACCAATATAACTCCCATCTGGATTTGCAACAGTTTTGTACGGTAGATAACTCACTGGTTGGCACACCAGGTATGAAGCGCCGTATCAACGTATATCGTGCAACAGATGGTACAGAAAAACTAGCAATGGGTGTTGGTAACAGCAAGTCCATTGAAGTAAGCTACAGCGATGTAGAATATGAAATCTTGCTTGCACAAAACAGATTTGAGTACTTCGATGAACAAGCAATGATTGATCCAATGCTTGTACCTGTTGGTGTTCGCCACATGGGTACAGACATGTACAACACAGTGAACGCAGATATCTTTGCTGAGTTCAATAAAACAACTCTTGAAGTTAATGTTACAGCACTTAACTTTGAAGCATTTGTTGATGCAACAGTGGCGCTTAACCTTGAAAACTTGGATGGTGTATCAATCTTCGGTTTTGTACATCCTTCCGACATGGGTGCATTGCGTAAGGCATTGAAAGATGACTTGAAATACGTAGAAGCGTTTGCACGTAACGGCTACATCGGTACAGTTGCTGGTATCAATTTGTACACAAAGAAAGATGCTGTACCAAAGACAGTTATCATCGGTACACGTGAGGCTGTGACACTTTTCAACAAGAAGGGCACAGAAATTGAACAACCACCACGTGATTCTCAAGATGCTAACATTCGTAAGAATACAATTCTTTCTCGTAAGTACTATCTTGCAGCACTAACTGATGAAACAAAAGCAGTAAAGATTATTGTTGCGTAAGTAAAGGAGACTAACTATGGCAATGACGGATAACGAAAAAGTTACTGCGGTAAATACTCTTATTGCACCGGACACAGCAACCACGGATCTGCTTTTGCTTCTAATTAAGCAAGCTGAGGCGATTGTACTTAATAGACGATACCCTTTTGGCATTCCGGAGTCAGCTACCGTTCCTGTGCAGTACGAATACACGCAGATTCGCATTGCCGTAGAGTTGTTCTCCAAGATGGGTGCTGAGGGCCAAACAGCGCACAAAGAGAATGGCATTGACAGAACCTTTGAATCGGCAGATGTAAGTTCATCACTATTAAAACAAATAGTACCAGTTTGTGGGAGCGTGATGTAATGCGTACACTAAATAGAAACAAACGCACATTATATTACAAGCTCTACACAGGCGAGGTGGAAAACACAGATGGCGGAAACTTTACAGGAGAAAGCACACCGGCTTACGGACAATTGACAGAACTTCGTTGTAATGTTTCCGCCTCTGTCGGTTCAGATGCAATGTCTGCGTTTGGTGGATTTACCAACTACACACGAACCATTACTGTGGCAGATAGAAACTGCCCTATGGATGAAGACAGCATTGTTTGGTTTGGGATACCAACTGACCAACCACATAACTACATCGTAACCAAGAAAGCAGACAGCAAAAACGGTATCATGTATGCCCTTTTGGAAGTAAAGGTGCAGTAATGAAGATAGTAGTTAATCCATTTGACATCAAGTCTATCAACAATGCTATAAAACAAATTGAGGTATATCAACGAGAATTTGAAGTAAAAGAGCAAGAGTTTGTTAAGAGGCTTGCTGAGATTGGCTTATCCGTTGCTAGAACTGGCTATCAAGTGGCAGATTACGATGGCGAAAAAGATGTGGTGGTATCCATGAACCAAGCTGGCACACAAGCAACCATTGTTGCAAGTGGTCAAACTGTTGGCTTTGTTGAGTTCGGTACAGGTGTGAAGTATCCAGAGTGGAGTGGCAACAATGTCGACTTCACTCCCCCACCTCACGGTAGTTATGGTAAGGGCAAAGGTAAAAATCCACACGGTTGGTGGTTCACTGCCGGTGCTGGTGCATCACAGCACACATACGGAAATATGCCAGCAGAGGCCATGCTCACAGCACGTGACAGAATGATTGAACAAGTAACTCGCATTGCAAGAGAGGTGTTTAAGTAATGTTAGATTTCTACAACCAAATATATACACACATTGCAACTGCGACAAAAACAGCACATGCATCTGTGAAAGTGACTGGCGAGTATACACGTAGACCTGCACACTTCCCTTGTGTTACCTGTGAAGAAATAGGAAACACAGACATTCAAGAACTCTTTGATAGTTCAAGGGCAGAAAAGTTTGCCAGATTAACCTATCGTATACAGGTTTTTTCTAACAGCCAGAAGGGTAAAAAAGCAGAAGCGCGAGGAATATTCGCCACAGTGGATCAATCTATCAAAGCTTTAGGCTTTCACAGAACAACATATACAACAACACCAGACCTATACGAATCTACAATGTACTGCATAACAGCAACCTACGAGGTTGTTATTGGTGCAGATGGCATGATGTATGGTCGAGAATAAGACAAGGAGATATATACAATATGGCACTTTCAACATACAATACCACATTGAAATATGGTGAAACTTCTGCCGATACCGAGATTATTATCAAGGATTTCCCTTCCTTGCTTGGTAAACGCAGTTCGCTAGAAACAACAACGCTAAAAGATGATGCTCAAACATTCATCCCTGGTATCCGCCAACAGGAAGAAAGTTTTGACTTTACAGCAAACTATGACAAGGCAGTTTTGGCTGCTATTAATGCTCTAACAGATATTCAAAAGTGTGAACTTACATTCAGCGATGGATCTAAATATACATGGGATGGCTA